TCTTTCTTTTGTTGAGGCTGCCCGTGCTTTAGCAAAGGCTAGTGATGATGAGTATTTGCAAAATTATGTGTCGTTGTTGGAAGCGGGTGTGCGTGGTGGTGGTCAGGCTACTGTGAGTGTGAGGATACCTACTGCTGGTGGCGCTCAACCTATTTTACCTGACCGTATGTCACAAGCGTTGAATCGACTTAATCCTAGCAGGCAAGATGCTGGTACTTTACAATTAGCCAATACTCCTATGGGTTTAGGTAACCATGTGCGTGGTCAAATAGTTTTCGGCATGCCTGATGCTGCCGCTAGTGATCTTGTGGCTACAAGTGCTTATCCTTGGGCTAGTAATTTTGCTTATTATCAGATGATAAGAAGCGCTAACATGCAGGTTGAGGACATTATTCGTTTGGGTGTCGGGTTGGACACTATGCGGTGGGGTGGTTCTGTTGATGATGGTTTGGAGAGGATCGCTAAGTCACAGTTTGATTACAGTGAGTTAACTGAGTTTGAAAGAAACGTTATGCAAAGGTTTATGCCTTTCTACACTTGGACTCGTAAGAATGTTCCTTACCAGTTGCAACAGTTAGGTAAGCACCCTAATAAATATAATGCTGTGATGAACGCTAAACGTAACCTTGAGTGGGGTACCGAAGATGATGGTCTGGTACCTGATTACATGTTGCAACCTCTTGGTATTAAAATGCCTTTCACAGCATCTGGTGCGAGAGTTTACTCTGTACCTGATCTTCCTTTTCAAGATTTATTGAGATACGATCCGACTGCTAGGCAGACTGGCGAGTTAGGTGATCCTTTATATGGTGTTAAGAACACTTTACAAAGTTTTGCTTGGCAGTTGTCTCCTATTCTTAAAACTCCTGTTGAGATGGGTTTTCAGAAACAGTTGTCTGGTTATGGTGCGCCTTTTACTGGTGAGAAAGTTATTGCCCCTCAGCCTATTCGGAGTATCCCGGGGTTGATGCAAGCGTTGGAGAGTGTCGGGTGGGCTGAGAAAGATTCGGCTGAGGGTTGGCAGATGGCTGATCATAGTTTATATCTGGTTACTAATGCGTTGCCTGCTTTGAGTACGTTGCGAAGAATAATACCTTCTGAGCCTAAGTATCAGGCAAAGTTTTTTGAAACAATGTTTTCTTCTATGGCTGGGTTGAGCGTGAAACGTAACACTCCTGAAAGGCAAGAAAGTTATGCTAAATATTTAAGGTATTTAAAATCGAAACTGGATGCTGAACAAGGTACACCTAGATGGCCTAGGGAAAGTCGGCGGGGTGATATGTTTGATTATACCCCGAAATCTAGGTAGTCGGGACAGAAAGGGCTGATAGTTATGAAACACTTATCGAGAGAGGATTGGGGAGCGAAACCACCTCCTAAGGGAAAGTTCGACAGGTTAAACCCTGCTCGTGTTACAGGCGTTGTTATACACCATTCTGGTGTGGAGAACGGACCTCGTGGGTCAGATGCTGTTAAGGCTTTTGAACGCCATCACATGGGTAAAGGTTGGGATGGTATTGGCTACAACTGGCTTGTTGATGAGACTGGTAATATTTATGAGGGGCGTGGTTGGGGTAACCGTGGCGCTGGTACTAAGGGTTGGAATAGTCGTTCCATTAGTGTGTGTTTCACTGGTTGGGGTTTCAAGAGTGTCCCTGAGAAGTCTTTGGAGTCTTTGAAGATTATTGTTGAGGCGGCTGAGGCTCATTTCGGTAAGGGTTTGTGGGTTTCAACGCATCGTAAGAAAGCGAAAGCGGGTTACACGACATGTCCGGGTGACTGGTTGGGTGACTGGGTTGAGAATGGTATGGGTACTTCTCAGGCTCCTGATCGTGTCGATTGGGCTGCTATTATTCAGTTCTTTAAAGATTTACATGAGCAGGTTAAGAAGACTCCTTTGTCTCGTCCTTCTCGTAGTCGTGGTTTGCCTGTGCGTTTGGTGCAGGGAAAGTTAGCGGAGCGTGGTTTCAAGCCGGGTCCTGTGGATGGGGTTTATGGTAAGAAGACGGGTGATGCTGTTAGAGAGTTTCAAAGAACACAAGGTTTTTTGAAGGTTACTGGTGTGGTGAACGGTGAAACGTTTGGCGCATTGTTTATACAATAAGGATATATTATGCCAAAAGGTAAAGGATATGGGACGTTTGAAGAAACGTTTGGTTCACAGGATGAACAACTTTATGACTCTACATCTTCATTTAACATGTGGGATATGAGTCAGAAGGCTAAGAAAGCCGCAGCGTATTTGCGGAATACTAATTTGGGCAACGCCAATCAGGGTGGCCGCCCTTTCGGAAAGTAGGTTATGATGCCACATAAATTGGATGGAACATCCCCAAGGGTGCCTTCAGCGGGCAAGGTCTTAGTTGATACTGTTCGTCGTGGAGGTAATCAGGGTTCTCTTACTGGTGATGCTATGTTACGAATGAGTAACGGAATGCGTGCTAAGTTTGATGAGAACGACTAATGGCTGGTAAGAAAAAGCCTCGTCGTCCAAGATATTAATCTAATAAAGGAAAAAATTTGAAGAACATATTTGATGTGTTGGAACGTGCTGGGTGGACTTTCGCTCAGGCATTCCTTGGTGTTTTCGTTGTTGCTGACTTGTCGTCAGCGAAAGGTGCAGGTGTTGCTGGTTTGGCAGCGGCTGTGTCTGTTCTTAAAACTCTTGTTAAGGACAAGGTAGCGAAACAATAATGGAAGAGTCTTCTCTTGATGTAGCGTGGAATAAATTCATTGAGGATCAGGGGGAGAGTATCGAAAAAGAAATATATGAGGAGTTGAAAGAGACTGCGAATATATTTGATGTCGAAGATGGCACTCATGCTAAATGGACGGACGACAGGATTCTTGGTTTACTTCTCGTATTAGATGAGGATGAAGCAGAGTTTCTGTTAGCAGCGTTCCACGCTGGCATTGATGGCATTGAAGACGCTAGTTACCAGTGGGCTGCGTGGGCTACATGTCTGATGGGTATCATCAAGCAGTCTCTTGTTGTGTTGCCGGATGATTACGGGTCATATGAGGAAGACTAGTTACGCATCCATTCTCTGACTGCGGGCGAGTCTACTAGAACGTCCACTAGTCGTAAACATATTTTGTCTCGTCTGCGGGCGAGTGTCGTTTTGGGTATGCCTAGCACTGCTCCTGTTTTGCGTAGAGACAACCCTTCTATCAGTAGCCTTTCGGCTATCCACCTGTCTTCTGGTGTGAGTTGATCGAATGCTTCTGCTAATGCTTCTTTAAGTAGCAGTGTTTCTTCTATTGGTCGAATGCCAGTTGATGCGCCGGGAACTTCCTCCATTAATGCTTGGAGGTGAGTTAAGGGGCGCAAGTCTGAGGTGCATCCGATTACGTTAGGTAATCCTGCTGATGCCATCCATGCTAATTTGTCTGGGGCGTAAGAGATGTCTCGTTTTTTTGCCATTCCGTCACTTCATGGAGGAACTTTTCGGCAATTACTCTGGTGTTATCAGCGTCGTAACCGGAAGGCCCTCCGAGTTCCCATGCTTCGTCGTGGTCTATCCACCCGAGCATTTCTACTTCTCTGAATTCGGGTGGTACTGGTCGTACCACGAACAGGGTCAGTCCTTGCCCTAGTTGCCTTCTTCTTACGGCTGCGTTGTTAGATGTTCTAACTCTTCTTACTTCTATGTTGTGTCCTACGTCTGCACGGTTACGGTTCTCTACGTGGCGGTTACCTGCCCAGACGTGTCCTCCCCAGTATTGGTTGGTTACTCTTGCTACTGCCAATTCCCCTATTGCTGCTGCTACTTGTGCGGATCTGTCATCTTCCATGTATTCTCGCTTATAATGGGTAGCATCTTGTTTTTCCCAATTTTCCGTAAAGCGTCTGATACCTACATGAGATGCCCATTCATATTCCCATTTTTCTAATTCAATCAGAATCAATTTTATTCACTTTCACTGCGCTTATTCGTACTACTTGTTTGTCGTCTACCCATGCTGTTCCGTTGAGTGCATCTAATGTGAGTTTAACATAGTTGTCTATGTCTCCTCTCAGGGTTGTAGCATCATGTGGTGATTCTTGTACAGTTATTATACTACATTCGGGAGTGTACGTTAATGATACTTCCACTGGCCCTTCGAGTGTTTCTAACTCTGCTTGTTGCCATGCGGCACGGATGGCTTTCTCTTCATCTGTTGTCGCTTTGGGCGTGAAGACTTGTCCTTTTTTGTTGTGCCTTGGTCTTGCTTTGGCTTTGGGTCTACGTTCTATTTTTAGTGTTATACTTTTCACGGTCTTTCCATGCATCTGTGTGTGCGCTGTCTAGCATTCTACGGAGTCTGTCTTCACCGTCTGTGCGTAAAGCGAATTTTCCACCCCAGTCTGAATCGGCTGAGATTAGTTCTTTCATTATGTCTCCGTCGGTGTAACCTTGTCTTATCATGGCACATGCGAGACCAAATAGGGTGGACGATCTGTCTCCGTGTGGTTTGTCTGCTGTTTTACGGGGTCCGTTTCGTCTGATTGCTTCTGCTAGTCCTGTTAGCCTGCGCCCTGTGTAACTGTATGATTGTCTTCTTATTGGTGTTGGTTCTGCTTGTTTGAATAAGGTGTGAACGTTTTCCCATTGTTCAGCGGTGACTCTGGTTGGTAGTGCGTCTTCCACGAAGACTTGTACTGGGACCATTGAGAAAGAATATTCTAAGTTATTCATTTCTTGTCTGCCTGTTTCGTGGTCGTGCGGGTATGGTAGTCGTAGCCCGTTGCCGAATCCTTTTCCTGTTAGTTCTATTTGTTTAGGGTTTACTTCTTTGATGGGTGCATCAACTATGTTGCATGCTCCTATTAGTCCTTCTCTGACTTTACGTGCGGGGAGTGGTTTTTCAAAGAATACCCACAGGTGGTGTCCTTTTGATCTGGATGTTTCTACCCATGATCTGACACCTAATTGTTTCAATAGATTGTATACGTTATTGGCGTGTTTAAAGGATTCTGCCAGTCCTTCGTCCCAATCGACGCAACCCCAGTGGACTACGAGGCTCTGAGAGCCGTCTGTGGGGTCTTCTAAGGCGATGAGAGGGTAAACACCTATACCTGCATCATCTTCTGTGAGGTGAGCCTCCACAGCCCTCATATATACGTCCCCTGTGGCGTTGAAATGAGTACCATCTGTTGCCTCCATAGGAGCGAAGTAGCCATCTTTGTGTGATTTGGCTATCTTCCCCCCTTGGAACAGGTCAGCGAAGCCTTGTATGGTTTCGGGTTTCATCTGTACACCTCCACGAAAGCGTTACATTCGGGGCAACTTAGGTTGGTGACCATTGAGTATGATCCGTCCATGATTGCTGGTCTGAGATCGTCGTCTAGGTCGTGGTCTGCACCCCATATGAGTTCTGTGTTGCAGTGCCAACAGTTCATTGTCTTGACTCCGGTATCAGGTTCTCATGGTATGGGTGTACATGCCCTGCTATTGGGTCCATGTAATACGTTTGGTCTAACAGTTTCGCTGTGCGTTTGTTTTTACACAGGTTAATGTTAACGGAGTTGGCGTGGTAGAGGGTTTCCCAGTCTGACAAGTCTGTTCTGTCTTTCTTTCTGTATACCTCTATCACGAAGATTGCTTCTTGCTCACCTCCGTATCTGCCTCCGTATAATCCTGCTGCTTTTCCGGGGTCTGCGCTGCCTCGTCCTGCTTGATGGACTAAACCTATTGGGACTCGTTCATCTTTAGCCCAGCGTTTAACTGCTTGTGCTTTTGATGTGACTCCTGATGCGTCTGCGTCCCCTCCGGGTAGCAGTTCTAGATAGTCGATCATGCAGAATGAGGGTTCTGCCCCCCACCATGCTCTGGCTTCTTCTAACACCCGACTCATTTCTGTCAGGTTTATTGCTTCGTCTATGATCGCTACACGAGATAGTTCTTGTGTTGCTGCCCGTTCAAGGTCGGAGAGTGTGTCTTTATCTCCGGCTTTGATAGCGTCTTCTACTTCTTCCGAGGAGCGTCCTTTGAGTAAACAGAACAGTTTCATTAAAACTAGTTCTCTTGGTTCATCAAGGGAGAAGATCACAGCGTATGAGTCATGTTCGTTGATCAGGTTCCACACTATGGAGTTTAAAAGTATTTGACTTTTACCTGTGTGGCTACGTCCAATCACCATCATGACTTCACCTCGACCTATACCTCGGGTCGCCAGATCAAACTCTGGAAACCCAAGGTACCAGCGTTCCGTGGGGTTCACGATGAACCCCACTAGACTCTCGACTACGGTGGATGAGAGTGGGAAACGCTTAGGTCTTTGAGGTGACGTGTCTTCTAACTCTTCTGAAGTAGTTTCGTCCGCTTCTTCTTGCGCTTCAGCAAGTCTGCGAGCGATCTCTTCTTCTGAGTGGAGTACCGCCATGTCCCCTACTTAGCGAAAGACTTTTGTTTGATTTGTCTACCTATTTCAAGGAGTTCCTCTGATCCTTTGCCTGTCTTAGGGCAAACAAACCACTCTGGGAATGCAGCAGAGTTCTCATTGTCTTGGTTGACTAACCATACGCCTGTACCGTTAGGTCCTTTTTTCCTGTAAGCAGGACGTTTAGCATTGCTTTCAACACCGCTAACAATGTCTGGCCAGTTAACAAACCAGTTGTCTGAGTTGTCCATTATGTCTCGCCATACGGTTTCGTCAGCGGGCGCACTCTTGGCTGGAGCGGGTGCTGCCTGTTTCGGGGCGGCAGCCACGGGACTACTCGTGTTGTCTGCGGGAAGGCTTTTTTGGAGCCGTCTAACAGCCACCTCGTCTATCTCATATCCGATACCGAGTGCTTCAAAGTTAGCAGTGGCGATACGATCACCCCATGCTTTAAGTTCGGCTATCACATCCTCAGCGGATGTTCCTGCTTCTAATGAGAGTTCCACACTAGCGGAAGCCTCTTCTGATTCGTACGGTGCTACCTGCGCCACGCTTCTGCGTGATATAGATATCCGTATTTCTTGTTCACCCATATTTTTCTACCTCCTAAAGTTGAGCCCAAGGGTCTGGACCCGCATACCTACCCCTGCAAGAATTCCATGCCGGACACCACTTTGGTGTACAGTGCCAGCCACTCATTTGGAGTGGCCACTCTGGTAGGTTAGCGGCTATTTGTGTTCCAGCGGAATGAGCAAGCGCAACCAGTCCTGCCCAATCCGCTGGTCCAAGTTCTAAATATGTTCTGTGTACTGTGCCTTTGACAAGGTATACGAACTCAAAGTTCTGTGCCTGTCCGAAACCTTGTGGTTCCATTGCTTGGACAGCCCATGTGTATGCTGCTGCTTGAAGCGACCAGCGTTTCTTTTCCCATTCTGCGTGTGGTTTACGTCCCGGGTTTTTCCAATCGACTATAGGCAACGGTGCTTCTTGTATGCAGTCGATGGTTCCTTTTAACCAAATCTCTGGTGTGTGTTGTGGTACTAGAGGGAGGCAGAATTCGTATTCGATTGCTATTGGTTGTATGTCTGGCATTACTTCGTCCCACCACACGTTGGAGTTCGCTTCGATAATCTTTTCTGGTTCGCCTTCTTTGTGGTTCCATCTAACGATGTCTTTGATGTGACTGTGCCAGTATTGCATCGCTGCGTCTAGTGTGTCTGCTTTGGACATGGGTACGCCTGTGTCCATCTTGTCGATGAGGCATTGTTCTATCCCGTAGTGGACTGCGGAACCTAGAACTGTGTTCGATGAGTCGGTGCTTATCGCAACGCCTTCACGGACTTGTCTGGCTCTCTCTGGACACATGGCAAGATCACCTAGCCATGATTGTCTGAGGATGATTGCGTCTTCTGGTGGTTTGGTAGGTTGCATGGTTTCCATCTTAGTTTAGTTTCAGTCTAGTGTCAAGCACCATATGAACATATGCATATGTTACCGTCACTTCGTGACGGTCATTTGTTCATATTTCATATGTTCATATGGGAGGCTACAACAAATCAGGACTTATCGCCATCAATTAATATTAAGTTTGTGTTACTTTTTTCGTCTTCAGCGTGTTCTGGCTGTGGGACATTCTCAAAACCCTCTAACAGGTTAGCAAATTCATTCATATACTTATGACATATATGCCCTACATCATGCAGGAAATCTCCTATTAGTTTGTTTTGTATAACTGATATAGAAGCAGCGAACTGTCCTATATCCATCTCCATTTGTTCATTGTCATCTGACATGTTTTCTCCTTTGTTTAAAGGGGACGAGGTACAAGGAGGGGTAGTACCCCGCCCCCCAGATTGTTATCATCTGATAAAATCTTCTGCTTTTTCGGCAGAATGTATATTATGCAGTGTGTTTAACACACCTTGTTTGTTGTTTAATACAGAGTTTAAAGCGATTATTTCGTGTTTAACTATTGTAGCCCAATCGAACTCTGCTGGGTTGTAACCCCAATCAATTGATACAACAGGAACAAGATCATGTAAGTTGCCATCATGGTCTGTTAGTTTTACCACTCTATATCAACCAACTTTTCAGGTTCATCATTAATGAATTGGATAGCCAAACCTGAATCAGTTTTACAAGTACGAACAAGGAGGTTCATGTTAGTTGCATGTCTGTAGACCATAGCCCTCATACTCTCAACAGGAACTTCAAAGTCATCAGGGTTTATTAGTTCGTGAACTTCTCCATCTGTCCACTCTTTCCAATTGTATCTACGTCTACGATCACCTTGTGTTCGTGTCGGGAAACTATCTAGTTTATTACTCATAGGCTGCTGCCTCCTTGTATATTTGCTTTACCCCTTTGGCAAAGACTTTTTCTTTTTGACGATCCTCTTCACGGTAACGAAGATACTCTTCCCGTGTGAGAGTCTCACTCAAACCTGTAGGTGGTATTCCCATGTTATTCCTCCCAACATCTTCTCGATGGATACCAGTGAGATGCTCCACCCCACCTTTTATTGCTATCTCTATTATAGAATAGATATGATGCTACCCC